GTTTTGATGGACTCATTGGCTATAGCCCAATCGCTATGGCGAAAAATGCAATCGGTATGTCACTTGCTACTGAAGAGTACGGTGCGGCATTCTTTGCCAATGGTGCTAATCCCGGAGGTGTGCTGGAACACCCAGGAGTAATCAAAGATATACAGAGGGTCAAGGATAGTTGGAATAGTGCCTACCAAGGCACAGGCAATGCTCACAAAATTGCTGTGTTGGAAGAGGGGATGAAGTTTCAAGCCATCGGCATCCCTCCAGAACAGGCTCAATTTCTAGAAACACGGAAGTTTCAAATTAATGAGATTGCGAGAATTTTCCGTGTGCCGCCCCATATGGTGGGAGATTTAGAGAAATCCAGTTTCTCCAATATTGAACAGCAGTCTTTGGAGTTTGTAAAATACACCCTTGATCCGTGGGTGGTGCGATGGGAACAAAGTCTCCAGCAATCGCTTATTTTGCCTTCTGAGAAAACTTCACTGTTTATCAAGTTCAATTTGGACGGTCTGCTTCGTGGTGATTACCAAAGTCGTATGAATGGCTACGCTACAGGTCGTCAAAATGGCTGGATGTCAGCCAACGATATCCGTGAACTGGAGGACATGAACAGAATACCAGCTGAGGAAGGTGGCGATTTATATCTGGTTAACGGAAATATGACAAAACTGGCTGACGCAGGTGCGTTTGCCAAAACCGAAGGAGGTCAGTAAATGAGGAAGTTTTGGAACTGGGTGCGAGATTCTGATGAAGAACGTACCCTCTATTTAAATGGAGTGATATCCGAAGAAACGTGGTGGGGGGATGAGGTTACACCTAAGATTTTTAAAGATGAATTGCTGGCAGGCACCGGCGATATTACGGTGTGGATTAATTCCCCTGGTGGTGATGTGTTTGCAGCAGCTCAGATTTATAACATGCTGATGGAGTATACCGGAAAAGTCACTGTAAAGATTGATGGGCTTGCGGCAAGTGCGGCATCCGTTATTGCAATGGCAGGTGGGGATGTGTATATGTCCCCAGTTTCCATGCTTATGATTCATAATCCATCAACCATTGCTATCGGTGACAGTGAGGAAATGATGCGAGCAAAGGCTTTATTGGATGAGGTTAAGGAAAGCATTATTAATGCCTATGAGTTAAAGACAGGTCTTTCTCGAACAAAACTCTCCCATCTGATGGATGCAGAGTCCTGGATGAATGCCAATAAAGCGATTGAACTTGGTTTTGCAGATAAGATCATGTTCATGGAAAGTGAAACACCGGATTTGACAGATAGTCTTATCTTTAGCAGGATGGCGGTTACTAACTCGCTTATCAGCAAACTGCCAAAACAACCAAAACAACCAAAACAGAAAACAGGTACACCCATTGAGTCGCTGGATAAGCGGCTTTCTTTAATTTCGCACTAATTTTAAGGGAGGAAATAACAATGAGTAAAATTCTTGAATTGCGTGAGAAACGCGCTAAAGCTTGGGACGCAGCAAAGGCATTCCTTGATTCAAAACGTGGTGGTGATGGACTGTTATCCGCCGAGGACACGACAACCTATGAAAAAATGGAAGCCGATGTGGTGGCTCTTGGTAAGGAAATTGAACGTTTGGAACGCCAAGCATCTATCGACTTGGAACTGTCGAAAGCCACTAGTAGCCCTATTACAAACACACCGTCCAAACATGCTGAAGATAAGACAGGACGTGCGTCTGCAGAGTACAAGAAAGCATTCTGGAATGCTATGCGTACTCGTGCAGGGGAAGGCCTTGATGTAAACGTAAGAAATGCCCTTCAAATCGGTACAGACTCCGAGGGTGGTTATCTTGTGCCTGACGAGTTTGAACGTACCTTAGTAGAGGCTCTTGAGGAAGAGAACATTTTCCGTTCACTGGCCAATGTTATCAATACATCTTCTGGCGATAGGAAAATTCCTGTTGTAGCTACAAAAGGTACTGCTTCCTGGGTGGATGAAGAAGGCACTATCCCAGATAGCGATGATAGCTTCGGACAGGTTTCTATAGGAGCTTACAAACTCGCTACCATGATCAAAGTTTCCGAGGAGCTTCTTAACGATTCTGTGTTCAATCTTGAAGCCTACATCTCTAAGGAGTTTGCAAGGCGTATCGGTAACAAAGAGGAAGAAGCTTTCTTTACCGGTGATGGATCTGGAAAACCGACAGGTATCCTTGCTTCTACAGGTGGTGCCCAAATTGGTGTAACTACTGCAGGTGCTACGGCAATTACTATGGACGAGGTTCTTGATCTGTTCTATTCATTAAAGGCACCTTACCGTAATAAGGCTGTATTCGTTATGAACGACGCCACTGTAAAAGCAATCCGTAAACTAAAGGATGGTCAAGGACAGTACCTATGGCAACCTTCCTTACAGGCAGGTACACCGGATACTATCCTCAATCGACCATTGTATACTTCTGCATATATGCCAACTATTGCTGCAGCTGCGAAGAGTATCGCTTTTGGTGATTTTAGTTATTACTGGGTAGCTGATCGTCAGGGTCGTGTATTTAAGAGACTTAATGAACTTTATGCTGTTACTGGCCAAGTAGGCTTTGTTGCTACTCAGCGTGTAGATGGAAAATTAATTCTACCTGAAGCCATAAAAGTACTTCAGCAGAAAGCTTAATGGAGGTGCGTTATGAGCTATAACACTAAGAATTATACCGAACAAGGTGGAGAAAAAACTGTTATAGGAGGAACACTTGAAATCAAGGAAGGAGCCTCGGTAACGGGGCTCTCCGCCGATCCGCTTCTCGTGGCAACAGAGGAGACTCTCGGTGGTGTAAAAGCCGCCGCTGCTGATGAGGGTGATACTGTCGAAATCAAAATTGGTGAAGATGGTAAGCTGTATGCTCCAACATATCCTACCGATGCTACAGAGTCAGTCTCTGGGCTGGTAAAAATGGCTGCTAATCAAGCCGACAGCATAGCCGAGGATACAGCCACTCTTGTCACGGATTTTAATGCTCTGCTCGCTAAACTAAAAGCGGTTGGGTTAATGGCAGCAGACGAAGAATGACCGGAAGGAGGCGGACGGCATGACAACTGATAATCTTCTCCCAAAAGTAAAAGCAAATCTGATCCTGACGCATGACGCAGACGATGGACTTCTGCTGCATTACATCAAAGCCGCCGTCTCTTATGCGGAAAGTTATCAGCATGTTACTGAGGGTTATTACACTGAAAACATCATGCCCCCAACAACTGAACAGGCAGTAATCATGCTGTCGAGTCATTTCTACGAAAGCAGGGATGGCTCGACGGCTGGTTTCTTCGCCGATAGCGTACAGGCGGGGCAGCAGGTTTGGAACACAGTGAACCTATTGCTTCGGTTAGATCGTGAATGGAAGGTGTAGCCTATGAGTTTTGGAAAGATGAACACCTTTATTGATATAGTTTCCGTTGAAAACGATAAGGATAGCGAGGGCTTTGGTACAATCAGTGACACTATTATTGCCTCGGTTCGTGCGTATAAGGAAGAACGACATGGTAATGAGAAATGGGCAAACAGGGCGGTATTTTCTGAAGCAACCGCTCTTTTTTGTTTTCGAAGGATCCCTAGTATCCATGTGACAACAAAAATGGTCATAGTAGATAGTGATGGGCGGTATGAAATTACCAGTGTAGAAGATGTAAAAGGCCGAGGAATGTATATTGAAGTTTTAGCAAAAAAGGTGGTGGCATCGAATGGCTAAAGTGGATGTAAGAATGCCTGAGGACTTTCTTCTTAAGGTATCCAAATTGGCTGAGCAAACTGATGTGATTATCCCAAAGGTGCTGGAAGTTGGTGGTGAAGTTGTGCTTGCTAAAGTCAAGGATAACCTACGCTCTGTCGTTGGAAAGGGAACAAAATACCCGTCCAAATCCACGGGAGAACTTGTATCCTCTCTTGGTGTTACTTCAGCAAAACAAGACCGTAAAGGTAATTATAATGTCAAGGTTGGTTTTTCAGAACCGAGAAGCGATGGTGGTAGCAATGCCAAAATTGCTAATATCATTGAATATGGTAAACATGGGCAGCCTGCAAGACCATTTCTAAAACCCGCAAAATCTAAATCAAGAAAGCAGTGTGTGGAGGCCATGACTGCAAAGCTGGAGGAGGAGATTAACAGTCTATGAGTATATTATTGGAACTAAATAGAATTGTGGATGGTCTAGGCATTCTTGTGGAAACGGGTGTGTTCAAGGACAAAGCCCCTGATGAATATGTTGTTATCACACCTCTTTCGGATACCTTTGATGTTCACTCAGACAATCGTCCACAGTATGAGATACAGGAAGCACGGCTATCGTTATTTAGCAAAAATAACTATCAAGTACGAAAGAATCAGCTTGTCCGTTCGTTCCTGGATGCAGACTTTACCGTGACGGACCGTCGTTATATTGGACATGAGGATGACACGGACTACCATCATTATGCCATTGATGTGGCAAAAGAATATGAATTACAGGAGGTTTGATTATGGCAACGATTGGACTTGACCGTCTCTATTATGCTCCCATCACAGAGGACGAAAGTGGAGACGAAACATATGGTACGCCCGTTATGTTGGCAAAGGCCATCTCTGCAGAGTTATCCATTGAGCTTGCGGAGGCCACCCTTTACGCTGATGACGGAGCGGCAGAGATTATAAAAGAATTCAGAAACGGAACACTCTCCCTTGGTGTGGATGACATTGGACGTAAAGCAGCTGAGAGTCTTACAGGAGCAACTACGGATGATAATGGGGTACTTATTTCCGCTAGTGAGGATGGAGGTAGCCTTGTTGCTATCGGCTTTCGAGCAAAAAAGGCAAATGGGCAATACCGCTACTTCTGGCTATACAGGGTAAAGTTTGGTGTTCCCTCCACCAATCTAGCTACAAAGGGAGATTCTATCACTTTTTCCACGCCAACCATTGAGGGAACTGTATCGCGCAGAAATAAATTAGATGGAAACGGCAATCATCCGTGGAAAGCGGAGGTCAATGCAGATGATGAAGGAGTTTTACCAGCTACTATCAGTGGTTGGTACACGGAAGTCTATGAACCTGTTTTTGCTGTTTCTGGTGGAGGTGAATAAGGATGGATAACGAAAGAAGTGCAATGATTAATATTGGCGGACAGGAACATGAGCTTATCCTCACGACCAAGGCTACCAAAGAAATTGCCCGACGCTATGGTGGTTTGGAGAATCTGGGCGAGAAACTGCTGAAATCTGAAAACTTTGAGATGGCTTTGGATGAGATAATATGGCTTATTACTCTTTTGGCAAACCAATCCATTCTCATTTACAACCTGAAAAATAAAGAAGCCCCAAAGGATGTGTTGACTGAGGATGAGGTGGAACTGCTCACCTCACCACTAGAACTCGCAACTTATAAAAGTGCCATTACAGAAGCCATGTTTAAAGGCACAAAGAGAAATATTGAAAGTGAAGATCACCCAAAAAACATCAAGGCCGAGTAAGCGATGATGAATTGTTTACTCGGCTTCTTTATTACGGAACAGTTCATCTGAACCGTACTGAGGAAGAAACGTGGCTCACACCATTAGGGCTTCTCATGGACTTGTGGGATTGTCATCGCCAGTTCTTGGGGCTTGCTAACCGGAAGCGAGAACTCTTCATTGAGGACATAATCCCCGAAGGATTGAATTAGAAAGGAGGGCGTTAACATATGGCTGATAATTTTGGCTTAAAGATTGGCATTGAGGGAGAAAAAGAATTTAAGAACGCCCTTCGTGATATCAATCAGTCCTTTAAGGTTCTAGGTAGTGAGATGAAACTCGTATCCTCGGAATTTGATAAAAATGATAAAAGTGTTCAGGCGATAACCGCTCGAAACGAAGTTCTGAACAAGGCCATTGATGCACAGAAGGATAAAATCTCTACGTTAGAAGCTGCTCTAAAAAATGCTTCTGAGAGCTTTGGCGAGAATGACAGGCGTACACAAAATTGGGCTATTCAGCTGAATAATGCAAAAGCCCAACTCAACGATATGGAACGAGAGCTAGGAGATGCAGCTGATGAAGCAGATGATCTTGGAGATGAACTTGAGGATACAGGGAATAGTGCAGATGAGGCCGGTAGCAAGTTTGAGAAGCTAGGCGGTGTCCTTAAAGGCATCGGTGTGGCGATGGGTACAGTTGCTGTTGCCGCAGGAGCTGCTGCGATTAAGCTTGGTAAAGAGGTAGTTGCTCAGTTCGGAGAGTTAGAACAGAACCTCGGTGGCTCTGAGGCGGTATTCGGTCAATATGCCGCATCCATTCAAAAAACTGGTGAAGAGGCTTACAAAAATCTCGGTGTTTCCCAAAGTGAGTATCTTGCTACGGCAAACAAAATGGGTGCATTGTTCCAAGGCTCTGGCATAGAACAGCGCAAAAGCCTTGAACTGACAGAAAAAGCTATGCAACGAGCAGCTGATATGGCATCTGTAATGGGTATTGATATGCAAGTGGCACTGGACTCAGTAGCAGGAGCAGCAAAGGGTAATTTCACCATGATGGATAACCTTGGTGTTGCTATGAATGCTACCAATATCGAGGCCTATGCACTGGCAAAAGGCCTAGATTTCACTTGGAATACAGCTACACAAGCGGAAAAAGCTGAAGTAGCCATGCAGATGTTTTTTGAGAACACAGAGCAGTATGCTGGCAACTTTGCCCGTGAATCAACAGAAACCGTTACAGGTTCGCTGGGTCTACTCCAAGCCGCACTCGGCTCGTTTACAGCAGGACTTGGCAATGCCGATGCAGATATGACGAATTTGACACAGAATCTTGTAGATGCATTCCAATCGGTTGTTGCTAATATTGTCCCAGTTTTAGAGAATATCGTAGCCGCATTACCTACGGCAACAGGTGCGATATTATCAGCGGTAGGCGACTTGCTTCCTATGCTTCTTGGCACTGTAACAGAACTGTTTTCTCAAGTACTGGAGGCAATTCTGAATCTTTTACCAGAACTTATTCCAGCTACTGTTGAAGCTGTAATGACGATTGTTGGGGCCTTGATCGATAATCTTCCACTCCTGATTAATGCTGCAGTGGAACTGGTCACTGCACTTGTAGAAGGCATCGGTTTGGCTTTACCACAACTCATACCAGCAACGGTTCTTGCAGTAACACAGATTGTACAAGGATTAACTGACAACTTGCCAATGATACTGGAGGCAGCCTTTCAGCTTATTATGGGGCTTGCCCAAGGTCTAGTTGACGCTATTCCGCAGTTAATTGCCGCATTACCCGCCATCATTACCGCTTTAGTTGACTTTATTATTGGTGCCATTCCGCAGATTATCGATGCAGGTATACAGCTTTTGGTGTCACTAGTTGAAGCATTGCCGGAAATCATTGCAGCAATAGTTGCTGCAATCCCACAGATAATTGATGGTTTAGTTAAGGCGATACTTAGCTCAATCCCCCAAATAATTGATGCCGGGGTGAATCTGTTGATTGCCTTAATTCAAAATTTACCACTCATCATCACTACTGTGGTGGCAGCGATACCTAAGATTATTACCTCGCTTGTCAATGCAATTATTGGCAGCATCCCACAGATAATTCAAGCGGGTATCCAACTTTTAGTATCACTGATTAAAAACCTACCTACTATTATCGTGGAAGTTGTCAAAGCTGTCCCACAGATAATCGCAGCTTTAGTTAAGGGTTTTACGGGTTCAATTGGGCAGATGGCTCAAGTTGGTGGCAATCTTATCAAAGGTCTATGGCAAGGAATCTCTGATGCGGGAGCATGGCTCTGGGGGAAAATATCCGGTTTCTTTGGGGGTGTGGTGGATAAAATCAAAAACTTCTTTGGTATTCGCTCACCTTCTGCACTTTTTGCAGGACTTGGTGACAATATGGCACAGGGGCTTGGTCAAGGCTTTGAGAAGACGATGGCGCAGGTTGGTGAGGATATGCAAAATGCTATTCCCACAGACTTTAGCACACCAGGTATAAACCTTAGCAGTTCTATCAATGGGTCAGTCGGTACTGGGGGGGTTGGTGGTTCGCTTATCACCATACAGCAGATGATAGTTCGATCCGAGGACGATATCCGCAGGATTTCTCAGGAACTGTACAACTTGATGGAAACCGGCTCGAGGGCACAAGGACGATTCAATCCCGCTTAAGGAAGGAGGATGAAAATGGGGTTCACATTTAACGGCATATCATCGCAATCAATGAATATAAATGCTAGGCTTACAAACTGGCAAGCATCACCCTCAT